CAACGATGCAGGACCAGCAAGCAAAATTGCTTCCGCTGTTTCTAACATCGCTGAAAAAGCTTCCTCTATCCCGTTCATTGGAGTTGCTGCAAAAGCAACTTCCATGGCAGCTGGATATGGAGCTCAGGCTCTCAAGTTTTTCGGTTTTTCAAAACCTGTACAACTTGATCCTTTGGTTTTCGTGAAGAATCTTCCGTACTCTAATGGTGCGGTTCTCGAGAACAAGGATACTGCATACAAATTAACCGCAGATCCGAAACAGGAGTTGACTGTGCAACCTTTAGGTGGTGAAGTAGGTATCGATCCAATGGCTTTAAAGTTCATGACGGGTCGTGAATCCTACTTTCACACATTTAATTGGAGCGCAAATGATACTCCTAGAGTGGACACTATAGCAATGTTTCCAGTGATGCCAAATTATGATACTCAGTTTTCCTTACCAGGATCATCTGAAGTAATTCATCAAATGTCATCATTGTCTTACGCCGCTATGCCGTTCACACATTGGAGAGGCACGCTTTCACTTCGTTTTGAAGTAATAGCTAGTTCTTTCCACAGAGGGAAGCTCATGTTTATTTACGAGCCGAACTCTTATGGGTTGTCGCTTATCGAGTCTGGAATTACCGACTTGAACCAGCAATACATTTATTATCTTGATATCGAAGAGGCAAGAGATATTACAATAGATTGTGGATTTGTCCACGATAAATTGTTCGCAAATGTTTATAACATTGAAGATGTGGATTTTTACACAGCCTTCATTGATCATGACTACACTACCGCAAGCATTCCAGCTTACACTCAATTGGCCAATACAGGCCAGTCGATAGGTAATGTGTATGTCAGACCATTTACGAATCTCACCTCACCTTCAACGAATGCAGCAAATGATGTTAAAATCAATTGCTACGTTTATTCAGATGATATGGAATTTGCAGTTCCTGTCGATATGTCTTTGTTCGAAGTAACAAGACAAATCAGCTCAGAAGCTTCACCCATGGCACCTACTTCCACTGGTGCCGAACAACGGACCGTTGCATCAAATACACGCACGTCCGAAGTTACAACGCTTATCAATGAAGTTAAGCCGAGTAACGCCAACGTCTATCTGTATCACTTCGGTGAGAAGATAGAGTCCTTCAGATCTTTATTAAAAAGAGACGAGGGAATAGCCCAATTTGGC